GTGCTTGAAACTGTGTGACTGCTTCTGCAAGAACAGGATGGTTTACACCACTTGCTCCTCTAAAAGGTTCTGTTCTTCTTTCATATTTAAAACCTAAAAGTTCTAAACCATTTCTATATGTGTCTTCCCAATCACCACGTGATTCTTTGTATTCGTTGTACTGATCTACCATTTTAGAACCTAACGGCTCTAAAACCTGCTCACCTAAAAAATCTGCTAGGTTTTCAAAATGATCTTGACCACCTTCTTCTACTACAGCTCTTGGGTCAAATGCGATCTCCGCACCACCCTCTTCGTCCATAGTAACTTCGATGTTACCTTGTTGATTCTTCTTTTCAATAATCTCTTCCCTTGCCTCTACTAATTCTTCTTGTTTTGGAACCTCTACAACAGTTTCTGAAATGTTAGGAAGCGGTTTGTCTATCGTGGCCATTATTATCCCTCTTTATTTTTAGCTAATATTCCCTTGTTTCTCATCATAGCAGGTGGTTTAATCTTTGTCAATTTGGGCTCATCTATGTTTACAGGGTCTGGATGAGTAGCAGTCCAGAACAATAACTCAGGCTGAGTAACCTTCATTTCGTTTTTAGTGTCTACAATAGCCCCTCTAATTGGATCGTATTTTATTTCCATTATCTTTTATTCCTGAACATTGTAGCGAGGCCGCCGTCTCTGTAATAATCTGTTTTTTCTGCAGCTTCATTGTAACCATATGCAGAACCACCATAAACATCACCACCAGTGGTTCTCACATTACCACCCCCACCACCAGGAGTTCCACCACCAAAATCAGAATCAGATGTAATATTGTATCTTGCCATCTCTGCAGCTATCGCTGCTTCTTTAGCAGCTGCTTCTTTAGCAGCTGCTTCTTTTATTTCTCTTTGTCTATCAGCTTCTTTTTTAGCCGCGTCTTGTATAAATTTATTTCTGTCTTTTGCTATATTTATACTTCTAAGTTGTTTAATTAAGTTTGTAGTTTTATTAGTACCAGGCATAATCGCTCTTGAATTAATATCAGCTAATTGTTCATCGGATAAAGTGCCCTCAAGAATTCCTTTTATTTCATTAACACCTAAATTATATTTATCTTTTAGTGTTTCAGAAATAGTACCTATTCTTTTATCAAAACTTTCATCGGTCAGTTTATTTAAATTATAACCAGCCATTACATTTTCTGGATCTTGATAGTTACCAGTGTTGACTATTCTACCTATATCATCAACAGCTACACCCATATTACCGGCAATGTTTTCTGCAATTACTCTTTGATTAACTGGAAATAAACTTTTTATAGTCGTAAGACCTTGTTTAGCTAATCCAAAAGGAGTCATCATAGACATTCCTTTTACTAATGGAAAGTTCATAGCTTGTCCAATTCCTGATTTTAATTTACCACCTAAAGTTTGTTTGCCCGGACTTAAATCAACATCAGGCATGTCTCCGTAATAAGCACCTTGTAAACTCATTTCATCTGCAAATGGATCTTCAATGCCCATTGCTTTTAATCCTTGATTTCTTTGATATGCTTCAAACGCTGCACCTACTCTTGGATCTTTTTTAACAGGTCTAATCATGGGTTTATCATCACCACCTTGATAGCCTAGTGTTTGACTTGCTTGTGGTGGTGGTGTTCCTGAGTCTGAACCTGGTGGTGTATACAATCCACGTTCCGTTAATGCATTTGCAATCTCTTGATCACTAAAACCATACGCATTCATAGAATTGTAGATGTTTAATGCAGTGCCCTCTAATGCCGGACCGCCCATAAACAATCCGACTCGGCCGCCGTCTGCATAAGGAGAAATTCCTCCTTGTGTTACAATGTTTTCTAGTTCATCTTCTATCGCTATGTCTTTTCCATATTTAATTGCGTTAGATATTAACCTTGCTTTGTTTAATTTATCGAGCACTCCTGGAAAAGCAGTATTTATGCCTCCAGTTAAAACTGCTCCTCCTAATGTTTGAACAGCAGGATTGGTTACAAATGATTTTACTTTTTCTTTAAAACTTGGTCTATTGTTTTGTGCTGCAACATTTCTTGCATATTGTGATCCTTCACTTACAGCACTTCTGTCAACACCACCTCTTGGATCGGCTCTACCAGATTTTCTACCAGAGGCTCTGTCTGATCTTGCAGCGTCATCACCTCTATAACCTAAAAGTATATCCGACTCAGATACAAGTTGTGAGGGGGCCGCTGGAACTTTTTCTGTAAATAAAATCTCAATACCAACCGGTCCACCATCTCTCATATTTTTTAGATCTGATAAAGGACTTATGTCAATCTCTTTGATTTTAATATTATTACCTTTGATATAATCTGTTAGGGTTTTATAACCCATGTCATCTCTCTCATAAGCGTCTATAACGTCAGCGTATGTCTCAAACTCTGGAAAATCATCCATCAGTAGTATTCCCTATCTATTCGCGGCAATGGTTCCTCCTTGTAATCTTCAGGCAGACTTACAAATCCTCCCTGTCTAAAACGCATTAACGCTTGTGTTGTACTGTCCACCAAATCATCATGATCTCCATAAGGAAATGATGCACACTCCTCTATAACCTCATCCGCAAAGTCCTCGTCAGGAGCCCAGATTATTCCAGACTCGAACATCGGAGAGACGCTAGCAACTCTCGAGAATTTATCCTGTCCTTTGCTAGGAGTGAAATTTATAACAGGTATACCGATTTTTCTCAACTCATAAGTTAGTGGCTGGCCAGAGGCCTTTGCCTCTATGATGACTGTATCAGGTTTCCAGTATTGATACTGGTCCCATGCCTCTTTACGAAGTTCTGGAAACTCCAGTCGTTCCTTATGTGCATCTAATAGTATGAGATTAGCAGGACTATCCTCAGTAGGATAGAAGACGCCCCATGTTGTGATAGCAGAATAATCAGCTGTCTCCTTTTTACTGAAAGCTGTATCATAACTCTGTATGATATGTTGTAAAGGTGGTATCGATGGTTTTTCCCAAACTCTCCACCACTCACGTTTTATTATTGATCCCTCATCACTTGTTGGGTTCTGCATCCATTGTGCATTCCATTTACCTACACTTAGACTGGCCCGAACCTTTTCTAATTCATTCTTCTTCCAATACTGTGGCCACACAGGTTTACCTGAAGGCATGATTGCTGGAAACTCCACAACTTCCCACTGATCTGCCTTGATATTTTTCTGTGAGTTTAACAACGCTCCGGTAAGATCTTTTAGACTCCAACGAGTCATTACCAGAACAATAGCTCCACCTGGCTGTAAACGTTGTCGTGGTCCTGATGTATACCACTCGTAAGCACGCTCCAGCGCTTCTGGATTCATAGCATCTTGTTCAGAGTGTGGGTCATCGATAATCAATAAATCCGCACCACGGCCCGTGATTGCCGATCCCACACCCGCTGCATAGTACTCACCTCCTTGCTCGGTTTCCCATTTACCCGCAGCTTGTGAATCTTCTCTGAGCCTTGTTTTAAATATTTGTTGATACTCAGGAGAGTCAATTAAAATTTTAGCCTTACGGCCAAAACGTAGCGCGAGTTCGGTTGTGTTACTGGTTTGAATTATTTTAAGGTCTGGTTTACGACCCACCATCCAGGCAGGAAGTAAAAAAGATGCAAACTCTGATTTGGTATGCCTTGGCGGCATATTAATAATTAATCTATTAATTTTTTTCTTGGCTATCTGATTAAATTTATCGGCTATCTCTTTGTGGTGTCTGCCCTCGATAAACTCAGGCCAGACCTCTTTCACAAAAACCATGAAATCATTTTTAATTTTTTCTTGTTTTACTTTTTCTTTTTTTATCTCATGAAGTTTTAGATATTCTTTCTGTCTTTCATAGGATACATTTTTTAGGAATTGCGGTTCGAGGTACTTCGGTTTCATAAAAATTTTTGCAGAATTTTTTTGGATTCTGTTTTCTCTTCATTTTAAAATTATCACATATTTAAGTCTAAAACAAACTGTATATGCATAACTGTAGGGACCCCTATCGCCAGAAGGGTGGTGGGGGGTTTGTTTTTGTATCTATATTTGTATTTGGCTGGGACCCCTAGGGGAGGGTGGGCCCCAGAGGTACGAGCAGGGTGGGTGGGCCCACGATTCACGAGCTATGTTGTTTTTGCATGGGGTATGGGATTATCCCATACCCCTATATATTGTGTGATTGTTTATTTATGTTGTTTAAAAATCTCTTTAATTTGTTTTATTAAATCTTTTTTCTCATAAGAAATTAAAGGTATTTTTGCATCTTCTTTAATTAACTTTATAACTTCTTTTTCTATTTCTTTAATTGTCATTACACCGCCCTATAATTTATATTAAGCTACCCTCCTCTCATTAAAAGTCATTCTTAAAGGTTTATTCGCGCACCTATAACCTCGGTTTGAAGTGTCATAAAAGATAACATATTTATCAGTTACCTTACATTTTTCATCCCAAACATAGCAACGTGAAATAAACTTTTTATATTTCTTTGCATAAAAAGTTATTATGCCTGTCTGTCCATATTCTAGTTTTTTCATATTTATCCTTTCTTTTATGTATGGGATTTTATACCAAATCCCATAACATTAGTCAACCCTTAATTATTGGCCTATTTGTTTAATCTTGGAGGTGTCAACATTCCAAGTTAAACCAATAGTTTTAACAACAGAGTCTAAACTTTGTTTAAGTTCGTCTGGTGTACCGCTTTCCATTACGTTATCTATTGCCTTTTGCTTCAGGTCTTTTAGGTCTTTGAGTTTAGCGCCTTCAGGTCTTCTCTCAATTTCCCTATCAACCAAGTCTTTAGCCCATTCCCTTAATTGA